GCCATCCCAAACGCGGGTGACCGCCGCTGGGAAGCGCTGGTGCTTCTACTCCGACGCGGCGTGGCGCACGATCTACAAATTTGGCTTCTGCACAACGGCGGTCGCCGGATTGTATGTCATCGGAAATGACGTGCTGGGCGGGGACTTCGGCGCCGACCGGCTTCCCAATATTCTCTGCGCGATGGTATGTTTTACGGAGCTGTGGTCCTTTTGTGAAAACGCGGCCTACCTCTCCGGATCGAAACTGTTCTTGTGGCTGCGGCAGTTCACCATCAACAAGGCGAAGCGCTTGGACGAGGACGTGGCCAAAGACATGGAGGACTTAATCAAAAAATAACGATATGAAAAGACCAGAATTGCTTGCCGAAGTTCAGAAAAACTTCAAGATAACAGAGCTGGTATGTCCTCATGTCTACCAGCGCGACGGCGAGAAGGCATGGAGGTATTTCTCCAATGAATTTCTCGAAACGCTCGTGGCCATCCGCAACATCCTCGGCCTTCCCATGACCATCAACAACTGGGTGGGCGGCGGTCAGTACAGCCAGCGGGGCCTGCGATGCAACATCTGCGATCTGGTGGCATCGAAAACCCGATCCGGCCTGCTGTACGTCTCGGCGCATATGCTCGCGCAGGGGTTCGACTTCTCCACCACCATTCCCTCTCACAACGTGCGGGACATCCTCAAAAAGAACGCATCCAAACTTCCCTATCCTATCCGGCTGGAGAAAGACACCTCTTGGGTGCATGTCGATCTCTACCGCGTAGACGACAAGAAAAAAATCACCGAATTTAACGGTTAACCAACATGGCAACAATCAAGAAATTCATAGCCACTTCGAACGGCAACCGGGTGTTCGTCTCGGACCTTGCCGCGATGGCCGACACCATCTTCGGCATGATGGGCGCGTGGCCGTGCCCGATTCCCTACTGCATTTTGAAGGGAGTAATAGGCCCTCAAAACACCTCCATACGAATCAACAAGGGCGGCGGCGTGCTGATGTACGGCAAGTTTTTCCCAACCCCGAACGGAGACACCCTTTCTATCCCGAAGGGCAGCTATCTGTATGCCAAAGCCCAGAACGACACGGCAGAACCCCGAACCTCGTCCACGGGGCAATCCTACTACCAGAACGTCGTCTATTCTCTCATGGTCACTACGGCCAAGCAAACGGGAACATCGACCGACTACGAAGCCGAAACTGGGCTGTGGGAGATCGTGGACGGCGCGGTTACGGGAGCGATGGGAACCACGGCATGGATCGCCTACGTAAAATCCATCAGCACCTTGTGGCGCTGGGACTACATCGACAACAACCTGCCTGCAAACATCGTGCAGACGCAGGCAGTAGCCGATTCCGCCATCACTACCCCCAAGATGGCGCCCGGCGCCGTGACCAATGCCATTTTGGCGCCCGGCGCCGTGACCTTAAATAAATTGGCCTTTTCTGTCGGCATGCCCTATATGCCCTCTTATAGGCCTACGATTGTAGATACCACCGTTCACGCTACTCCGTGGGCATGGCTGGTGATTGAAGCGTCGGATCAGGCCAGAAACATAATCATTACCACTGAAAAACCCTCGTCCTCCGAGGGGGCGCCTATCAAAATTGTGGTGAGCAACAAGACCAATTTCGGCCTTTCACTGACCATTACTCAGCCCAACGACATCACAACGTATCTTATAAATATCCCGTCTAAAACCATCCTGATCGTAGACGGAGTGTGGATGATAAGCTCGTATTATTTCGTGACGTACGACGGTAAAAACACGTACCCTTGATCGGTTATTCGAGCATATATGTAAAAATAGGGCCAAATGGCCCTATTTTCCTTTGTTATTTCGACGATCTTGGCCAGTACTTGGTGTAGGCCCACAAGAGACCATACGCCACAAATACTGCGGCCATTGCGGCTACGATAACGTAACCCATCGTCTTACTGATAAGCGACAATGCGATCAGCACTATCGCGGCCCCGATCAGGGCAATCAAAGTCCACTTTTTCATTTCTTGAGTTTTTTATGGTTACCACCTGATTATATTGTAAGATACGCCTACTCCAATATAGGGGTACAGCCTCACATCCTGCTTGAGTACCGCGCCGTACCCTGCCTGCACTCCTATCCCCCACCGGGTTTTTCGAATCGGGCCTTGCACGACCTGCGTCTGTTGATTTACCTTCATCCAATCCAACTGCGGGTGGAGGTCTCCGATGGCCGGGCCGCTCACCTGCGCCGACCAATCCGGGCCGGAGTAGGGTCGCGTCTCTACAGCTACCTGTAATTCAGTGCTATCCGGACCCACTTTTACGATCTTGGTTTCCGTCACTGTCACTGTGTCTACCGGAGCAAACACCAGATTGGGGATCCGCACCGTTACCGAGCGGTAGGTGCTCGGCCCAGCTTGCGGCTTTTCGTAGTACACTGTCACCACCTGCCGGTCGATGATAGGTTCCGCCGGCCATAACCACCGGCCCCCCACTACACCTACTGCCAGCCCGATCAGAAGGGACAGGGCAATTTTAAGAGCATTCATAGCTTTTTGGCTGGAAAATTCTCGGCGGTCGAATCTTTGACTACCTCCATTAATGCCTTCTCCACGGCTTTCTGAATCTCTTGGTCGAGGTCCACGGGCAGGCGTATTCTTCCTACCAATACGCAGAGCAGCGCAAATGTCTCCAGCGTCAACATGATGGCCAAGATGGCCACTGCAAATCCCAATTCATTTCCCATCGTGTTCTTCTTGTTGTTGTTTTAAATATGCGGCCTCATATGCCTTTCCCAGCGCGTCTTTGGTAAGTGGATATACCAAGAATCCCTTATACTTGTTAGTACTGTTCATTACTCTCCATATATCGGATATATTACTGATTTTCTTAGCCAAAGCTATACTTGGGCATATGGTAATCATTCCGCAAGGCCAAACTATAATAGTTGGCTTTTCTCGATTATGTGCATTGTTTTTGTGTCTGGATGTAAGCATCCTTCGGATTTTGGTGCCATATGTAGCGTTATATTTTGCGGTACACCACTCCAGATTCTCCACCCTATTGTCCGTTTTTACTTCGTTCTTGTGATTCACGTATGGTAAATTATCAGGATTTGGGATGAATGCCTCAGCCACCAGCCTGTGGGCAGATATGTGTTTTGGCCTCCTATGACCTTCTATGGATATATCATACCGAATATATCCATGCACAGAAATGTGAGGTTTTAGTTTTCTGAGTCTACCCCTAATGAATCTCGCTACTTCACCTGCGTTAGATACATAGTAATTTGGACAATCATTTATTTCCTTCCATATTTCGTCCATTGATAGTGGTTGTTAATAAGTTCATAAATCCCTCTGATCCGAATCGCATCAGCTGCATACTGTTTGTAATGGGCGTACATGTCAGCACTCTCCACCCTAACGACACCGCAGTATTGATTTTCTCATATTCCGACAACATCGCTTGTGGCTGGCAATGTCTCCCCCTGACAAATAGCCCCCCATTTAATTCTACTGCTATCTTCAACTCCAGACAGGCGTAGTCGAATCGCCAGCGACGGGGCGGATGGAACCGATGCTCGGAAATCCACTCCAACCCGGTCGTCTGACGCAGTATTTGCAGGTATGCGTCCATCTACTCCTTCAACAAGGTTTGGGCGGCAAACATGTAGTAATGCCTCAAGGTGCTGGCGATCTGGGTCAGGTCGTTCGAAGCCGCGCTGTCCCAAACCCCGGCCTTGTCGTTGGTGTTGATGATCTCGATGATCTCGGCCAACTCGTCGCGGGTCTCGCCCACATACCGCCTCCAGTCACCCAGCGTCACCATGTCGGCCACCGCAGAGGTTTCGATGAATCCCGACATGCTGTGTATGGGGACGCCGCCCAACTGAACGATCAGCTCGGCGACATTATCGGCCGCTTCGTTGAGCTTTTTGTACACCTCGTCAAAAAAGGGGTGCCAACTCTTGTAGTGTTCTCCGTACAGCGTCCAGTGACGGCCGCGGACATTCTGGGTAGTGACGGCAATCGTCGCCAGCAATCGGTCCAAAATCTCAAATTCCATAATCTATGTTTTTAAAATGGTTCCTCGTCTGCATCGTCATGGCGCGCCCAACGATTCTTGGATCTTTGTTGCTCAGCCACCTGATTGTCTTTCAGCCACGGCGCTCTACGCCCCTTGCCGATGAAAGCCGCCTCTCGGTGATTTCCTTTCCCCCAGTCTATTGCAATGAAGTACTCGTTTCCCCATTTGTCGGGTTCTTTCAGTTTCTGAATCTTGATGTTGATGGAGCTGCCTATGCCACCCCGACATCTAAACTCTTTGATGGCTTCGTCAGGGATCATGTCCAGTCGCACCTCGGCGATAATAACTTCATCTGCCATACGCAAATATAATCAAAATGCTTGAAATTGTTCCCGACGGGTCGTGTCGGCGTCCGCCGTGTACTCCACGGTCCCATGCGTGCTGTACACCCGGTCCCGACCGGCGTTGTCGGTTCGGACGATTCCTTCGAGCCGCCCGGAGGCATCCCGAATCTCACGGGAACCGTCGTTCCGGGTGCGGATGGTGTGGGTCACCTTTCCCTTCGAATCCTTGATGGTCCGCACGTCCTGCGCGTAGGCGCGCTTCACCCCGGTGAAGGCGATACACACCACTGAAATAAGGATGGCCAACAGCCACCATAGCACCCACGTAGGGCGCATTTCTCCTTGATTTTTCATTTTTCTGTCTTTTTCGTTTCTAATTCAGCGATCAGGGCGTCGGCAAGCTCGACCGCATTTCGAGCATGACCAATGCAATCGGGGATAATATGGTCGTTAAACATCATCTTCTTCATGGCTATTCTTGTTTTATGTTGTTCAGTCTTTCTATAGCCACTCTCAGATGCAATTCCGCATCACGAATGTCACGCTGCAATTCCTCCAGCCGGGCTATTTGCTCTTCGTCCAGCCGCGGACATCCCCGCAGCCAGCTGTCGTAGTTCGGGATTTCTAATTCGCCGTTGGCGATTGCCCCAACACGCATACAGTAGTCATAGTACTTGATGTATTCCTCCTCCGGAGCGTCCCGGTCGATGTCCGTCAACATATCGGCCATACTCACGAATAGATCGCCGACTTCTGCAATTCCTCCGGGGTCGTTGCCTACCCACGCAGCCGGATCATAGTCGTAGCCGTGCTTTTCGCAGAAAGCAGCCTGATAGGCGTTGCAGGCCGCATTGTAATTCAGTCTCAGTTCCTCGCGTGACATTCCATTTGCCGTGAATGCCTTGCTTTCCCTTTCTGCGATTATCTCAATTCCTGTTTTCATGGGATTCTATTTCTTTTTTGAGTTCTTTGATTGATTTTCTGACCCGTTCGTGCATCTCCACGGCGCGATACCCAAGCAAAACAGTGGCAATTCCGAGGATTAAAAGCAGCACCCACGCTATAATTTCAGTCTTCATTTTCTCTTCCGTTTTAGCTCCGAAACGCGGCGGAGGACGTAATTGCGTTTTTCATCCTCGTAGTGTTAACTCTGTTATATCAAAATCAAGTATATATTCTACGCCATCTTCAAGGATGCACACACTAATGTCGCACGCCTCGCAGTCATTATCTACCGCCTATTCGTAAAGTTCTTTCGGTGTCATATCTCTGTCTTATTCGTGAATCTCCCGCCAGCCGAGGATGTTTTCGTGGTCAATGTGGACACTTGTCCTATCAATACACCACTTATTTTTGCCACTCCATAAATCACCCAATCGAAATGCTATTGCCATCATGATTTTATTAAAAGCCTTGTATTTCACCTCTACAACCTTAATATATTCCGGCAATTCCTCTTTCGGGTCGTGCCAGCGCGTCAGCTCCTCATACTGGGCTTTTGCCCCGGCGATATAGGCGTCTATCATCGCCTGTCTGTTGTATGGATGCACGAGACCTGCTCCCAGCGAATCAATCCATTCTTTCGCTCTTTCCTCAATCGTTTTCATTCTCGTTCAGTTTTTGGATGAAATTTCTTCGGTGGTACTCGTAATCCGGTTCGAACTCTCCGTTCTCAAACCACATATCGTCGAATGCACTGATCGCTTTCTTCCGCATCCGCTCCTCGGCCTCCTGCTCGGCGAGGTCGGCCGCGTGGGTCATTGCAGTCCGAATCTGCCATTTCGCATGGTCCGCCAACTCTGCCGTGAGATTATTGATGTACCCGTCGATAAATTCTTTTGCTTTTTCGCTTTTCATGGCTAAATATTGTATTTAGTGTAACGCCCACGTCTTGTGCATGGTGGCGATCAGGTCGATATATCCTTTGTATTCCTCCATCTGCTCGGTACTATAGCCTTCGGCCTCGCCAATTTTTCGGAAATGCTTCTGCCACTCGGAAATGGTGTAGCATTTGCATCCTATTTGAATAACATCCTCACCCCAAGAGGATACTGCATGGCGAGATGCGCTGATAAATAGCGATTTCGGAACATCGCACCCGTAGCCCAGCTCACACCCGTCGCCCAACTTGCACCAGTCGCCCAGCTTGCACCCGGCGCCCAGTGTGCACCCGTAGCCCAGTTTGATATTGCGCGCCTCAAATTCGGCGGCTAATTCAGAAAGTTCATTGTACTGAAAGGGTGTCCAGCCTTTGCCTGAAACCCAGAGATAAATTTTTTTTCATTGTTGGTTATCTTTGTGCTTAAATTTTAAAACAGTTTATGGATTAAAATACAACCACCATTGACGGGAACGGAGCACTATTTTTTTGGCCCCCGAATTTTAGCCTCCCCTTTATAAATCTAATTTCCCGTGCTTTGTGGTAAATAAATTCGTGAAAATATCGAGTATCTGTACGCGCCGGAATCAACATTACAACTGTTGTGTTAATTTTTTGTGCCTCCATGCAGCATTTACGAACCCATGCGTATATATCCCGACCGTATGGCGGATTGCAAAAAAACAGTATTCCCGCCCCAATCTTGTCGGAGCCCGTCCTGCTCTTTGGTGTAGAATTTAACACACTTAGCATTATGCGGGGTGGCGCAAGGATCAAGTGTAAAATTAAATTCACTATTGAGTTTATCATAGAAATCCTGTGGTGTAGCCCATAAATCGGTCTTAGATGAAAACATCGTTTCTGTATTCATAAATTAGTTTTTTTTGTGTTTAACTTTCCTATTAGGTATACAGGAGATCCAGCCCCAGAACGGTATGCGCCGCTTCAAGTAGTCCGGATCATCCTCATGGTTGTATGCCTCGGTCTCAAAGCATGTGTAGTAGTACGCGCCCGGATAAGGCGGGATAATCACTTCGATCAGCCACGAAATGCCGTAGCAAATCCATCCGGCGAAGAGAATACCGACCACTGTCAGCGCCCAGCCCCACCATGCGAACGAGTAGCTTATGGCGACGGGCAGGAGGATTGCCGCGAACAGCACGGCCAGTTCGATCTGCTGGGCGCAGTGGATTCCTTCGTGGCGGCGCGTAGTCTCGTCCATGCTCCACGCCATCGGCTTCCGGGTAAAAGACCACAAAAGCCATGTTACCCAGTTAAACCCCTTGAACGGGATCAATTTATTGTGAACTTCGATAGGTAATTTCATCACAGATTCAGTTTATAGCCGTTCAGACAAAGCCATTCAATAGCATCTTCCAGCAGATGCAAGAAAGAGATTCGCTCCTGCCATCCAACTTGCGTCGCTTCATCTCCCCAATACAAACACCAACAAGGACTGGTGGACGAACAGGCCTCAATGTGCAAAATATGCACTTTGCCTCCATTGGTCATTATCTTTTTCGGCAATACCGCCAGCAGGTCGGCGACCGTGAAGGCGGGGGCTACGACACCACCTTTGCCCTTTTTTACCTCCAGACGGACGATGCCTACAATATTGGTTTTTCGGTACACCATGCTCGCCCTATCTGCGGGCACTCCCATCACGATCAGCCGCTTCGACTGTACGATGCTCATTACTTGGTTTTTCATTTTTACCCTCTAAATTTCGTTTAAAAATATTCAGGTGATACCATGTACCACTTTGGTGGTTTCATTCGATTCTACCCACCTAAGAATCGCAAACAGGGGCATCTTTGCTTTTGTCTCTCCTTTGGCTTTCCCAAAGCTCAAGTATTTTTGCCTTAGTTTCGTCGCTGAGCCGGTTTATTACAGAACCATGAAGACCCGCCACGTGTACCTCCCTATTTGCACATGCTTCGCATCTTTCTTCGAAGTATTCTGCGAACCACTGGTATATGATCTGACCGTCTATGCGCCCGAACAGCTGCCCGTAGAATCCTCGCTTTGCACGGGACATTACAAGATTCACATCGGCGCAGTTCAATGCCCAGAAGTCGTCGAGTATCATCCGGCAAGTCTCGTACATCTGCGCGGCGTCCATTTTGGCTGACACGTTCAGAAACCTTTGAAGGTTGGAAATCCATGCGACGAGCATCATAATTACCGAATCTTCGTTGTGAATCCTTCGCAGGGCCGACAACGAATAGGATCCGGAGTTGGCGCAGGCCAGCGGCGTGAGGTGCTTACGGAATAGTCTCATGGACTCCTCTGGCGTTAGCAGCGCCTCGCAAAGCTCTTTCGAGCTGTTCTCGTTCCTCGTCGGTAAGTCCATCCTTACCGCGGGAATTGTCTTTTGATCGTTCATACACTCGGTTTGTTTTTTGTGAAATCGCGTATTCGAATATCCGTTTCCAGTCTATCGTCTTGCATCGGCTCTTTTTCTTGTGCAACCATCCGGCCTCCGTGGCCCAAAACTCCTTGCATGCCTTTTCAAGCGTCAGTTTGATATTCACGCCGGGATTGAACCGTTGTCGTTCTGCCATCCACTCCCTGTTGCCAACCCATCTCTTCCATGCGTCCCGGCAATCTTGCAGGTAGACCTCGAAGCTGTCTCGCCACGTCACCTCCTTCGGGGTTTCCGGCTTCTCTCTCGCGCGCACGCGCTTTGAGTTTTTACCAGCATCTTCTGAAATATCTATTATCTCGGCATCTTCGAGTACGTCAGTACGAGAAGTATTACTTACCGTAGGTACAGTACCAGTATCAGTACCAGTATCAGTACCAGTATCAGTATCAGTATCAGTATCAGTATCAGTATCAGTATCAGTATCAGTATCAAGGTTCGTCTGGGTTCGACTGGGTTTCTCTGGGTTCCCAAAATAACCCACTGGGTTTTGTTGGGTTTCTCTGGGTTTCTCTGGGTTCCCAAAATAACCCACTGGGTTTTGTTGGGTTTCTCTGGGTTTCTCTGGGTTTTTGTTCGACTTGGACCTACCTCCCCTTTTCCCATTTACCCTATTCCTTTCAACAATAGCGTCATAGCGTTTTTGATTCTCGTCGATATATGGTTTCATCAGATCAAAAATCATTGCTACAATCGTGGAATCTCCAGTATATTCGTCACTGTTGAATCCGTATCGCATGATCGCATCCAGCACCTCCCCCTTCTCCGTCATAGACAGCCTGTTGGTAGCTGTCATAAGACTCCGCGGTATCACCATTGATTCTTTCATGTTCATAAAATAAAAAATCCTTCTTTCGATTCCCAGCTCTGGCCAGCGTGGGAATCTACTCGAAGGATATGTTATTTGCGCATCGGGCCAGCAATGCTACAGCGCAAATATACGAAACTTTCCGGAAATTCCCAACTTTTCAGTCTATTTTTTGGCTTCCAGAATCGGAAGGTTGGCTTCGGTAGGGATGTAAATCACTTTTTCCGGGATATTTCCCTGCTGTCGTACCCACAAATACTGAATGTATGTCGGAGTTATGGAGCCGTTTTCGATGCGGATAGCTTCGGCCGCTCCTTTCGCCCGTTCGATTTCGGCCTGCGCGTTCAGTTTCTCCGCCTCAAGATTCGCCTTTGCCTCTTCGATCTTGATGCGGCGGTTCTGCTCCGCCTTGGCAAATTCGGCCTTTCCGGCCATCTCCTGCTGCCAGACGCTATAAGCGGGAAGCCCCATCATCAGAACCAAGGAAAAGACGATCGCCACTACCACTACAATCAGAACATTGATAATAGATTTCATAACTTTTTGTTTTTTAATTTGTTGTTTAATGATGACGTTGTATTTTGGGACGTTTGAAAATATACTCCATTCTCTCACCTATGACCAGCACCCGAACCAAATCCCAGCCACGAACTCCAAAAGCGTTCATTGCTTCTTCTGGCATCGGGGCGTATTTTCTACCCACGATTATTTTGTACTCTATCTGGGTCATATCGAATCGTATTTAACGGGTTGAATGCGCTTCATGTCCGACCACACGAAGCCGCGGGCCTTGAGTTCTTCCAGCAGTTTCCGGTCGGTGTAGCCTGCCAGATCGGGATTGTGAATCGCCCCCCCTCCGGGCAGGCAGGGTTGATTTTCGTTTGGAATATGCTTGGTTGGCATATTCTCGAAGGCATGATTTGCATCTCGGATTCATCCCATCCTCGGTGCTCTTGAGTCGGCCGAACTCGGTGATCGGCTTAGTTTGTTTGCATCGTATGCATGTTTTCTGTTCCATGATTCTCAAATTAGAAATACATAAACTTCGTTTCCTTGTGTGTCGAGTGTCGGCCATTTCTGGCGTACCTCCACCATTTCGCAATCCACCACGTTCTCCCGGATCAGTTTGGCCGCTCCCTTTTCCAGATGCGAGACCCATACGGCCGGGATGGAAATTTTGTGGCGTTTCTTCACTCCCTTCTCGTCCACCTTCGTGTGGTATTTGACGATGGATGTTGGCTCCCCTACCCAGTATACCAGCCGGTATTTTTGGCCGTTTTGCCACGACGGAAGGCATATTTTATCTCCTTCCTTGCATTCTGAAAGCTTAATTTGTTGCATACCCCCCCACTCTCATTTTCTTTTCGGTTTTTTGCGGGCCGCGAAGTTTCGAACTCCGTCCTTCGCCAGCTCCGCTGGTTTGACATCAGGTTTATTTTCGGTTATGATCGGCATCTCGATCCCTTCCTTCGGCTCGAAGTAAATGCACCATTTGTCCATGCAGATCGTCAGCGTTCGCGCCTTGAGGCAGTGAAAAACATGCTGTCCGGGCCAGTGAACGCACGCGGTGCAGTTTACCTGCGGGCTGTCCAATACGGATCTGCGCGTACTATTTTGCTTTACCATTCTCCGGGATTGTTGGTTCTACCATCGCCATCAACAGCATCTGAACGATCAAAATAGGCAGGTACAAATACAACAGCCAGCTACTTTCGGGAATCTTCAACTTTTTCATTGTGTTTCTTGTTTATTTCAACTTTTATCCAGTCGGGAAGATTCGATTCGGCCACCAAAGCGACATTGTCGATCTTCACTATTTTCAGCGCGCCGGTTTTGGCGTAATGGTAGAGAGAACTCAGCGGAATGCCGCTCGCGTCGGCCAGCCATCGCAGGGTATGAAGATTTCGTGTGTCAGTTATCATACCCCCCCCCTATTTGGATTGTTCGGCATTTTCCACACGGGCGATCATCGCCTCATCTTCGGTCTGGCCGTCGGGGTATTCTACCGCGGTCTCATACTCCACGTCGTCGGACATAGGCGTGCCGTTGTCGAACTTAATGGCGGTGGCCAGCTGGTTCATGGCCGTGGTAGAATAGGGATCAATGATCGCACCCTCGCGCAGCACCCGTTTCGATACGGTTTTATGATACATTACTTCCGGGTTGGTTCGCCACATTCCGGTGGGTTTATTGAAGGATTTCGAATACCTCTGGCCCCATGCCATCAATTCCTCGATAGTCATGTAGCAATACTTCTCGAAGCCCGTGAGCTGGCGAATGTAGGCTATATATCCTTGCAGGATTTCCCGCTCGTGCGGCGCATCGTTGTACTTGTATTCCCCCGTAAAGGGATTGTGGGATAATATATCCCCCTCGTACACTTTTGCCGTGTTGAATGTCGCCATCGTGCCGGTGCGGAAGGCCAGCTGTTGAAGGCCGCGGTTCATCACCTGAAACGTACACCGGTCGCCGTAGGGGATCAGGGCCGACTGGCTCAGGTTAGGGTCGATGGACAACCCCGTGCAGGCCGATACCATCGCTGATCTCACCACCGTGCGCGGGTCGCATTTGTTGAGGGCCGCGGCGGCCGGATCTCGCATCAACAGTAGGATTGTTTGCATGAACCGCGGGGCGAATTTCTCCCCCAGAACGTCCATGAATTGGTCGCGGGTGCTTCCTTTCGTGAGCCATGATTTGATTTGTTGGAAATTACTTTGCGTTACGCTCTTTTGCGGGGCCTGAATGGTTACGGCCTTCGCCTGTTCGGTCATCTGCTTTGCGTCCATAGCTGAAATTTTTGTCAAGTAGTTTTTTGATTCCGTCTTTCCATCCGCCGGAGGTAAAGCCGCCGCGGGTGTTGTCTGAGAGGTTGTGCCACCGCATGTTGGTGGGGTACACGTCGAAAATACCGATTGCGCTTCCGGTGAGTATAAAACCCTCTTCCGTGGTTCTCTCGTCCACATTTATGCGCCTTCCCATCGACCGTATGCACCTGCAAACACGCATTTGGTAGGGGGACAAATTCTCGATTCTCGTGTCATACCCTTTGACCCTCGAATAGTCGGTTATCAACTCGGTGATCTGCCGCGTTCGCCGCGCCACCAGCTCTTCCTTGGTTTCCATCACTTTTTTATGTCGAATTTCCGATACGCTGAAATGGTGGTATACTCTTTGGCCAGATCGGGGTGATCCTCGCTGAATTTGGCCAGATCGAAACGCCTCTGGTGAATGGTGCGGTAGGTGGCCAGCGCCCGGCCTTCGTAGGCAAGGGTATCGCGTTCGTCGAACAGCGCCGACATTTTCGCCTTGATTTCCTCGTATTTCTTGGCCGCTTCATTCGCGTTGCGCTTGTAGATCATCGCCTGCTCGTGCATTTGCGAAACTTCGTGCCCCACCTTGATGATCCCAGCCGTTGATTCGGGGTGCAACAGCTGCACGTCATCGCCATTTATAGGCTCCGGCTGTTCGCCCCCGATAATATGGCGTTCATACCATGCGCACGCCATTTCGATGCACTTGCGGACATAGTCCCGGTCCGGTAATATAAGGCGCGATTTGAGGGATTTCGAACCGTCATTTACGGCCAGATAGGTGCCGGGCCGCCCGCCTATCTCCGCTTCGAACTGGCACTGCAAAAACCATTCGGAGGGGATAGTTTCCTGCACGTCGAAGTCAACGTACATAGCGGTGTCCTTGATCTCCAAGAACGGACGCCCGGCAAGGTTCGTCCCCTCCTTGAAAATCTCGCGGTCCGGGGCCACTTGAATGTAATCGGGGTACTCGTCGTTGTGGAATACGGCGATCTCTTTGGATCGGCCCACCACCTTGAGGCCTGTCTGCTGTTGGAACCAGCGCGCTATTCCGTCCTCCATGAACCGCCCGCGATACATGGATTCCTTGATCGGCTGCGCGTCGCGGTTTTTCCATTCCAACCACAATTGCAGCGGGGTTTTGTGATTGCTCAGGCCGAGGATTACGCCTATGTTTGACCCTCCGATCACGAAGTTTTGATTTCGGTATGCCAGCCACTCGGCGCGGGTCTTGAAAACTGTTTTACGGATTGCCATGTTATTGGTTGGTTTTAAGGAAGGCTATCGCCATTTTCCGAGGTTCTACATGAATTGTGTCGGTTTCGTGATCGGGGAATATCTCGATGCTTCGGAATTGGACTGCATTTAGGGCCGGATAGCTTCCCTCCGGAATCTGTACGGATTTCCAATGCAGATCGGCCGATATAATTACCGTGACGTCCTCGCGCCCGCACGGGGTGTCGACCTTCACAACTTCCGATCCGTGGAAGTAATCACCGTCTAAATGGTCTTTGAATGCTTCGGCAATGGCGTCGTACGCCGCAGTTGACAAATTGTAAATCATAATTTTGAATTTTTAAATAAGCTATCCTCGTTGATAATCTGAATCGTAGTTGAGATCAACCCCCGTTTGATGATAAATTCGTAGTGGGTGTCGGGGAAGTGTTCCCAAAACGGATCGCCGGGTTCGGCCCACCATTCATACACATAGTAATTTCCGGGCTTCTGACGCTTCGCAACGTCTTTGATATATTGCAGGTCCAAAGACTCCTCGATCTGCGTTCCTTCGGTCGAAAATAGGGTGTAGTGCGCGATTTTCATTTTGCGGGAATCATCATTAAATCAAATCTACCTTCGTCTTGGCCTACTATGTCCTTTCCGTCAACGGTCCACGAAGCCGGGAATACTTCGCCGCTTGGCCCCTGTACTTTGCCTAAAAGTTTGTATTTCTCCGCTCTTGGCCGTAGTTGTAGATCTACTACTCTCCAGCCGTGCCGGGTTTGCAGGATGTAATCCCCGCGCATGTACTCCATCAGATCAAAATTTTCCATAATAGTGTTGTTTTTCGGTTTAACTTGCGAAGGCCGGGGAGGTGATCCCCGCGGACGGTTGCCCGGCGGTCTGCCGCGCCTTCTCCACGCGATGCGAATGCTTCACCAATACAATTTTGCCACTTTATGCCGTCGCGGGCGGCTGGGGTTTCGGCCAGTGGCGGACCCCTCCCCCGAAGGGGGCTATTTCGTTACCTCGTGGATTTCGCACTGGCCGAGTATCGAAACCTCCACCAGAACCACGTCGCCGGCGTCATACACCCGTTCCACCCGGAACGAATACCGGAACATAAGCCAACATATCGCGGCGGTCACAATCGCAGTAACCAGATACCGCATAAAAGCGCAATTTTTCATGTTTATTCTTCTTCCGGTTCGGGACTCATTGTTATATCCTTTCGATATAGTCGATATTATCAAGATTATTTTTCATTGGGTTGTCGGTTTTGAAGGTTTGCACACATATCTGCGTATCTCTGGGCAGACTTTAACACCCTCCACCCCGCAGCGAGGGCGCGCGCCTGAATATCCAACAATGGTTCCGCCGTTACTTTTCGCCCCTGCTCCCACTTGGCGAATTGCGCAGGGGTAAACACTACTTTCGCTATATCGCCGTCGTACACCAGTGCACAACCGCCGTAACTGTATTGATGCCAGCAGGATGCCCCATTTAGGACCAAATCCAAGGATAGATCCGGTATTGCTTCGTTTTGATCGGCGCACCACTTGCAGATTTCTATATAACTGTCCAGCAAGAAATCGGCATAATAAGCCGTCGCTTTATTCCATTGCCCGCGCTTCCGCTCAATCTCGGAAATATAGCAACGCATGTCGGAAAGATATTGGGGTGAGTTTAAAATATTGTGTATCATGGCTTTATACTTATTTGATTTTGACAATTTGGCGGTAGTTGGTCGGCGTTTCATACTGGTAGATGCGTACGCCGTATTCGATGGGATAGGCCCGCTTGAGTCTATCCGGGTCGTTAATCTGAAAGTGCGAAATAACTGCCTGCATTGCATATTGAGAATGTGGGCGTCCGTACTGCATCGGGACGACAAATGTCTGTTCGGACGGGTAACCCTGATTGACCGTTACAATCATGGCAAAATACGGATTGCCATAGGTTTTTTGGAACCACGTAAAGTAATGCACGTGAATGGTGCGAAGGCGATAACGGCCGATTCGGATGATGTCATTTTTCATTGTTGTATTGGTTTTGTGTTTTTCTCTATACAAATATACGCAAAATTATTTGCTTTGCAAAATTTTCTAAAGAAAAATGCACGGTTTTCCGCAACTTTTTTTCGCTGATCCGAGAGTGCCAGCAGCGGAACCCCCGACCTGCCCCCGCGCGTCCCCCGCCCCGATCTCGACCACCCTCCCCGACAACCCAACTCCATGCCACGCCAACACCGGTAGTACCTCCCCGGATTCGGTAGCTCATAGGTCGGAGGGCTACCATTCAACATATACCGCTATCCTATGAAGTACTACTAAGTGTGTGCAACGCAGGAGCGCGGGCACGTGCGGGCGTCCGGGCGCGTGACGCGAAAGTGTATGCATGTGATGCGGGTGCGTGCGTGGGTGTGTGCTCGTGTGCGTGTGCGCATGCGTGAGGGCGGGAGCGGGTGGACGGGTGTGTGCTGGCGGGTGATCTCTGAGGGGTGCGGCTGGAGGATCGGGGTGTGATCGTGGGATCGGGCTGGCTGGCTGGGTGGAGCCGATGCGCCGAAGGTGGGAGGACAGTGCGGGCCTGAGCGCGAGCCGAAGGCGAGCGCGAGGGAAGGCAACGAACGCAGGGTAAACAGGGCGGGGGGGGGTCCCGTGCTAGCACTCTCCATATTTTCTCCCGTGGTTTTTTTGGGACTATTGGGCTGAGAACTTTCCCTTACTCGACTTTTCAATCCGCGGGGGATTTGTTTTCGGGGCCTGTTTCTAAAAAACTTTATTATCTCTGATGTTGCGACATTTCGGGCTTTTGCTTATATTTGGCAAAAATTAATAATCTATGCGTAAAATCAACCCTTCCCCCACCGCTTTCGCCTCGTTCACCGGGTTGGGCGAATATCTTGGCGTCTCTGATGAGAAACTGAATCTCAGCCTTGCGGAGAATGTCGATCTTCCCGCTATCTTCCGGACGATTGATCAGGGCGTAGTTCCGGGGCTGATACTGACGTCCCCCACCGGCGAGGTGTTGATGTGCTCCGGGAATTCGCTGAAAGTTGAGGATGACACGATCTCCATAACCTTCGCGCCGATCATGCTGTTAGGCGTTTCGGTGTTGATATCGCTCTCCAAGAGAGATTCGGGCGGTGCGGCCATTCTGATTCCCGGCTCGGAATGGTATCTGGAGGCATCGATTCAAAGCATGGCGTAAGAAAATTTGGAAATCCGGAATTTCTCCCTATCTTTGTGATGTCGGGCGCGCAACCCGATCGGCCGGGGCGGTTTTGTTTTTTCTCAGATTCATTCCACCTTTCCCAAGATTCAGGTGTGTACCCGGCCGCCTTTCGAAACCTCTGGGCCTGACAGTCGGCCTGTTCGCATAATGTTTGGATTTTGCAGCGGCGCCGGAAAAATTCCGGCGCTTTTTCGTCTCTTTTTTGATTTTACCGGAAATTTCGCTAAGTTTGTCCGGACTTAAACCCCGAAGCAATGATTATCGCCAACTCCACGAACGCAGTGCGCATAAACTCCCAGAACGTCGTAGGCATCGACCTCGACGAGCTGACGGGGACCGTTACGATCAGATCCTCGGTGGAAGCCGAAGAGCTGGAGATCACCCCGGACCTTCCCGCATCCGGACCCGGTCTCTACATGGCGCTTGTTCGCGCCGTAGCCCAAGACAAGCCTTTGTGCGACATCCGTAAATTCAAGTAGCGATGGGAACGAATCCGTGGGCGAACAGATCGGGAACGCCGGCCCCGGCCGCCGGCGGCGACGCCGAGGAGCGCGCCGCCCTGATGGATGAGGTGCGTGCCGAGGTCCGGGAGGACGTGCGCAAGCGCTTCGGCGATGACAAGAATCCCGTGACGGAGTTCCTGCTGAAAGGCGGGGTGCTGGAGGACATGGAGGTCATGCGCCGCGTCACCATGCGAACCTCCGACAACAAGCTGATATACCAGTGCGGGAAGAAACTGGACCTGCTGAAAACCTACATCGCGTTGGCCAAGGAGACCATCGTCATGCAGGAAAAACAGCAGAAAATAGACTCGGCGGCCGGCAGCGGCGACGATAAGGACGAAGTGATCGTTTCACTGGAAAGAACCTGATGAAAGTACGGCTGGACATACCCCTGAACCCCAAGCAGGTAGAAATGTATAACCTGCTCAACTCCGGAAAATTCACGGAAATTCTGTTTTACGGCGCCTCCCGCTCCGGCAAGACTTTCCTGATACTTTTCTGGATGATCGTTCAGGCCATCGTCTACAATGCCAACTCGCTGGTGGTGCGCGAGACCTTCACGTCGCTCAACATGGGTATGATCCGTCAGACGCTGCCCCGCGTGCTGGACGCCATAGCCCGACTTAACGGCAAGAAAACATACCAGAAACTCATGGTCGGCGGAAAGCCCTTCGCCAAGTACAACGGCAAGGACAACGTGCTGACGCTGTTCAACGGCGCCTATATCCAGTTCGCGTCGATACGCGCCGGGGCGGACGGCGCCGGCGATACCTACGACAAAATCCTCTCGACCGACTGGGGACATATCTTCGCCGACGAGGTGTCGGAGATCGACTTCGCCGCCATCGAAACCCTCTACTCACGTCTGGCGCAGCTGTTGCCCGTGCCTAACCTGATGCTTTACGCCCTGAACCCCACAACCGAGCTGCATTGGACCTACAAGCGTTTCTTCAAGCACGAGAACATGGACGGATCGCCCCTCGCGGAGTCCATCACGGAGCTGATGTACGCAATGCACTTCTCCAAAGACGACAATGTGCAGTTCGTGTCCAAGCAGTATTTTCAGGGGCTGGACCGACTCTCCACCCTCTCCCGCGCCCGCTTCCGCGACGGCGAGTATTCGAAGATCGGCACCGGGAAGTATTTCAGGCAGTTCACGTGGCTCTACCGGCCGCATATCGACCAGATCGTCGAATGCGTGATCTACACCGACCCATCGGCCAAGTCGAAGGAGACCAACGACTTCAAGGCCACGGTAACGCTGGTGCGGACCGCAGACACCCGCATCTGGCTCTGGGACTGCCGAGCCGTGCAGGGCACGAGCCATCAGATGCTCGAAAACATCTACGAGCTGGCCATGAAAGCGCCCCTGACCCCGCGCATCATCATCGAGAAGAAACAGCTTCCCCTCGACTTCGAGAAAACCCTGCAACGCTTCCAGATCGACAACCGCTGGACGGCGCCTATATGCTGGGACACGCTCAACCACGGCGACAAGTTCTCGTGCATCGAATCGACGCTGGAGCCGCTCGTGAATACCGGGAAATTCGTATTTTGCAACGAATTGCAGAAATGCGGCGTCTACGAGCATATCATCGACCAGTTCGTGCGATTCTCCGACACCAAGACCTCGGACCGCAAGGACGACATACCCGACGCCTGCGCGAAGGGCGTCACGTTCCTCAACCACAATATTGTCCAACAGTCGCGCACCGACGGCGCGCAGGTACTCTTCTACCGCCGCGGCACGCTGACCCAAATTCCAAGCTGATGCCAGTAGCAGTCAAAAACCAAAATTGGATTCAGGGTTTATACGACGAGACCGGAACACACGACTCCGGCGTAGCAGCGCAAGTCTGCGCTTCATTTCCAGCGTCTGCATTCCCCGACGGATATATGCGCTTCGCCGCGGCGCCCACCGATCTGTTCGAAGCGCAGGCCGATCAAGCGTTTGTATTCGGCCTCACCGCCGCGGGAGAGATGGCGGGCCCTGTCATGGCCACCGGATCGCCCTTGTCGGTAACGCTCGGCGCCGAGTGGCTCGCCGACGTCGAAACCGTCTTTATCGACATCGCATGCACCGAAGATGTCACGGACCATGCCGCGTGGGCCGCGGCGGTCATTCAGCTCGACATGTCGCCGAACTACTTCCCCGAATCGGCGCTTGGCATCTACATCACGCCCCAACAGCTCAGGCAGTTCAAAAACATGTACCCCGACTGCGTCTCCGACGCCTACCGCGCCGCCGTGGGGGAGCTTACCGCCAACATCGGCAACATCTTCGACATGGCCGCCATGCTCGGCGAGCGGGACGAGAACAAGAAGGACGACACGATCCGCTGGATTTTGCAGGTCCTGACCGCATACAACATCGCATCGCCGAGCCTGAACTACTCGGAACCCCTCGCCGCGGCCTATGAGAAGGTCGCGCAGACCATCATCAAACTCAAGGGCGGCGTGGTGTCGCTCGAAGAGCCGGCGCTCTACCGCACCGATTCCCATAACGCCAACGCGGAGGTCATCACCTCCCGTTACAATTACCTCGGATAATGGAAGTTTGGAGAGACATACCGGGATATGAAGGGGTGTATATGGTTTCTAACCTCGGTCGCATAAAGCGTATTTACGCCCCGGACAGAAATTTATCTCGCGTTCGAAAGAACACCCGAATGGGGGATAAAATGGTACGAACATTTCTTGATAAGAAGGGGTACCCAATCGTGCAGTTGTCCCGACACGGGAAGGGATGGAGTACCAAAGTACATAGGCTGGTGGCGCAAGCATTTATCCCCAATCCCGATAATTTGCCTCAAGTAAACCACAAGAACGAGGTCAAGACTGATAATCGCGTGGAGAATCTGGAGTGGTGTACGGCTGAGACAACCACAATTACGGCACCCGAAATAAACGATCCGGCGAATCTGCCAGAAAAACCCTAATGATATCACTTCCTAATGGGAAGCAGTTGGCTATATTGTCAGGAATTGGTAAATGCGCTCGCATGTTGGGGTGTACTCCGCAAAGTATAAGCCGAGTTCTTTCAGGTAGACGCAAAACCGTTCATGGATTATTAATCGAATACGCATATGGCAAAATTTAAATTCCCTCGCATAAATCCATTCTCTGTGCATCAACAGGTAGGCACCGGCAATATCGAATCCCGCTACCTGTTCAACAACTACCGCCGGGAATGGACGCCGGCGCTGTGGCGGCGCGCCGTGGACATGGCCATCCAGTACTCGGACATGTCCCTGCTGGACACGCTCTATTCGTGGTGCATGCAGTCGTCGCCGTTCTTGGTCTCGCAGATCAACAAGCGCCTCATTCCCATCTATAAGCGTAACTTCGTGTTCGGCCGTAACGGCCGCGAGAACTCCCGGCTGACGGAGAAATACATCCGCAACTCGTGGTGGTTCAAACGGTTTATCCGATACATCCTCCTGTCGCAGTTCTACGGATGCAAGATGGTGGCCATCAACCCCGAAAAGCGCAAGGTGGTGGACTTCCCCCTGCGCAACATCGACATCTTCAATGAAGCCCTGCGCTTCCAGACCTTCGAATACTATCAGGTCATCAACGCCGCGGACTACGATAACCTCTTCTTCTTCCAGCCGGAAAGCGATCAGGATTTCAAACTCGGCCTTCTGCAATCCATATCCCGCGCCATGATCGGCATCGTGGAGATGTTCAACGACTGGCAGGTGCTTGGCAAACGATACTCGTTCCCCCTGACAACCATCGGCTACGACGCCAACAACGCCAAAGCCCAATCGCAGGCCCAGACCGTGGCCCAGAACCTCGACATGCTCACCATTCCCCTGATCCCCTACGTTCAGGACATGGTGAACAACGGCAAGAGTCTTTACTCCATCGAGGTTAACCCCATCAACACGCAGACGGGTTCCGACGCCTTCCGCGTGATGAAGGAGTACATCGTGGAATACCGCTCCGAAATCATGCAGGCGGTAACCGGCGGCACCCTGCTCGGCTCCACGGAGAAAAACACCAACTCCGAGCAGCTGGCGCAGATACATTGGGAAATCTATCAGGATATCCTGAACGCCGACGCCGAAATGGCCCTGATGATTATGAACCGCGAGGACACCAAGCACAAACTTGCCGTGCTGTTCGATGACGCTTCCATCGAATCGGCCCCCATCATCGAACTTCCCGACGACCGTCTGCCGATCAGCACCTTTGTGGACGTGGGCAACATGATGGCCAAGCAGGGGTCGAAATTCAAGCCCGAAGCGTTCCGGCGCGTAGGTATCGACCCCTCGGACGTAGAAGCCGAAAAGAAGGAGGAAGAGAAGCAGAGCCTGATCGGCCGCGTGTTCAACCCCCGGAAGAAGGAGGATCAGACCGAAAAGGTAACCGAGAAAACCGAGACGGAATGAAAACCGCGCGCGACTTCGAACTCGACTGCCGCCGGCTCCGGCAACATCTGATCGAGGTGTTGCCGGCAAAGCTGGGGGCGTCCATGCTGGAAGAGACGCGCACCAACTTCCGCAACGAATCCTACGGCAACGACGATGTGAGGGAGCGGTGGCCGGAACGGCGCTACGAGGACAAATTGACCTACCCCAAGCTCCGATACACGGGGCGCCTGTTCCGATCCATCCAGCCGAAGGTGCACCGCATCTCTTCCCGCGCCGCGGTCGTAGCGCTCGGATCGCCTCTCTCCTATGCGCAGGTGCACAACGAGGGATGGCGCCCCGGCATGCCTGTTACGGGTTCCACCCTGCGCCAGCCGCCCAGCGCCACCAAGCGCGTATGGCTTCCCCGGCGGCCCAAACAGCGCCAGTATATGGGCATCGGCAGGCGCTCGGTCCGCAAGTTCATGCAGGTGATCCGAAAAGAGGTGAATGCGGCCATGCGAAAATAATTTTTTCGCCGGAATTTGGAATTTATCTGAAAATAACCTACGTTTGCGTGAAATATGTTCGGTGACATCATAGATAGGATCATTCAGGTACTTCGCAATTCTCAGGTCGTGATTGCGAATAAAATGTCCGTCTGCGTCATATCATCCGACGAAACCCAGACCGTCAATACCCCCCTCCCGGCCATCGCCGTGGGGGTAGAGGACAGCAACAACGCCGACGTGTTCATAGGCGGAGCCATCAAGGACCGGCTCAGAATCAAGCTCTGCGTGCTTGTCGATCTCACCAATTATTCGTGGTCCGCTGACAAGCAGTTTCAGGCGAGCCTTATTTCGCTGGGGCACGGCGTCCGCAATGCGGTGGAAAAGGCCAAGACGGCAGGTGATTTTCTGGGACTCCAACAGAAATACAACCTGTGGCCTCTCTATCAGGGCTTCAAGACCTACCAGCGCATTTCCACCAAAGATACCTTCAACACCGAAGTGATGGTGTGCGAAGTAATGTACGAAAGCACGGTGTTCGATCTGGAGCTGGCCCGCGAGAGCCGGCCGACGGAAGAGGTCGAAAAGGTAAAAATCAAAGGGTTCACCGGAACGGATCAGGACCTGACCACGGAGTTGCCCATCGTAACAACTTGATTATGGAATTGAAGATCAAACGGCAGAAGCTCAGTGATGAATCGCTCAACGACAAGGATTATGTCGTTCTGAACGACGGTATCAACTGGGACCGCTACAAGAAAAATCCCATCCTGCTCTGGGACCACAACCCCCGTGAGCCTATCGGCAACGTGGTGAACATACGCCGGGGAGAGGACGGGGATTGGTATGGAGAATTGCGATTTGACGGAGTGACGGAGCAATCCCGGCAGCGGCGCGATCAGTACCTTGCCGGTACGCTACGGGCCGTCTCTCTCTCCGGCAAGATCTACTACACACTGCGCGACGGCATCAAGTACGCCACGCGCTTCGATGTGTACGAAATATCCCTCCTGTCGCTTCCCTCGAATGCCAACGCCGTGGACGAGGTGGAGGGCGCCGAACCGGCACTGCGCGTAGGATTCTGCGCCGTGGAGGCCGAAGAGCTGGAATCCCTGACCTCCGGCTACACCGAATCATTAACCAAATATCTCAACAAGATGAAAGAAGAGAACCAGACCGCCGAGGTGGAGAAAACTGCCGAAGCAAAGGGTTCGGAAGCCCCGCAGGAGCAGGCTAAGGAGCAGTTCGCGGCCGCGGCCCAGCCTGCGGAAGCGACTGACGCCGATACGGTTTCCGAAACCGAGAAATTCGAAGGATCGCGCGAAGGCGCCCTCAGGGCATTCAACGAGTTCCTGCGCCTGATCGGCATTCGCGGAGCCGAAGCCGCAAAGGCGGACAGCGACATGGCCGAAGAGGACCGCAAGGCCGCCGAAGAGGTGCGCGACGCCGAAAAGAAAAAAGATGATGATGATGATGACGATGACGACGGCCGCGAAGAGCGCGGCGAGAATTTCGCATCATCGACCACCGAGCAACCCAAACCTGCCGCCCGCATCCTGAATGTGGAGGAGACGGTTGAAAAATCAAGTAAAACCAACGTTCAATTCAGTTCCGCTATGGAAAGAAAAACCATCCACGAGTATCTTCGTGACAACGCCGGCAAAGACCGATTCTCCGAAGCCGTGCGATTCTCGGCGGCAATAGGGAAAATGAACCCTAACGAAGCCGATCAGGATTCGCGCATGAACCTCCTGCGCGAGTTCGCCTATTTAGCCGCCAAAGACCGCGGCTTCCGCGCCGCTGTCGGGGGCATGAACTTCGACATTGACGGCCGTCACACCGGTACGGCTGACGCGGCCCTGAACCGCCTCGAACAGTTCGCATCGGGTATCAACTCGATGAACTTCATCGAAACTGCGTCCGACTTGGCCAAGATCGAGTGGTCCACGATGATCTTCCGCACACTCTTCGCGGACGATTCGTGGGCGGACCGCATTTCGCGTATCAGCGCCGAGGATGTGGCCGGCATCATCTGGATCACCTCGGCCATCAAGCCGAAGGTATACTTCGGCAAGCGCGCCCCGGTCAACGTGTCTCCGTCGCTCTACGACGATGATCCCGTGGGCATCATCATGCACCTCTTCGCCCTCGAAAACATCGTTTGGCAGCAGGCCAACACCGATCTGCTGTCGTACGACGATGTGGCACTCGGAACTTCGGAGGCCCTGCGCTGGCTGTCGTCGAAGGCCCACAACTACATCATCCAGAAGCTGTCGGAAGACGCCAGCGTTACGCGCCTGACCACGGGCGAGAAAACGTACTCGGCAGCTAACGCCTTCCCGGCTAACCCGAAGGCAGCCGGAACGCTGAAAGAGATCGCCCCGGAGGACTTCCTCGCCATGCAGACGGCGTTCATCAACCAGAACTACGTCATGGAGACCTTCGCCGCCGAAATGGTGATGCCGGGCATCATGCACCAACAGCTCCAGTCGAACGCCACGCTCACGAACCTGCTGACCAAGAACGCCGGAAGCATGCGCCCGATGTCCGGGGAGTACGCAGGCTTCGTCTTCCGTCCTCGTTCGATCACGACGCTGTATGACAGCGCCTCCAGCAAGATCATCGACCCGGAACTGTATCTGGACGGCAAGATCACCGACGAAACGGGCGCCATTCCCACCTACACGCCGCCTGTCATCCCGGCTACGGCGTACGGATCGGCACTGGCGTTCATCCCCTCGGAGGCCATCATCGCCATCGGACGGACCAACGTACATATGGTCACCGACCCGTCGAACTACGGCTGGCGCATGTCGATGGATATGCGTCTGGGTGCCGGCGCCGCACGTAAGGGCGGACTTGGCATCGGCGTGATCGCCCCCGGAACGCATGCCTAAGGCTAAACTCAATTCCCCCCACTGCCCCCCCCCGGCAGTGGGGATAACCAACAACTTTAAAATCACAAAATTATGTCCACGAAACCCGTTTATTCCGAGCAGTATTTCATCAACCTTATGGCCGCGGCTATGGCGTACGGCACGATTTACGTGACCAGCGACGCCAACACCTACCGCGACGAACAGTCGGCCATAACCCGATGCCAGGACTTCATGAAGCTTCGCCGGATCGTGCGCTACGCAACCATCACCAAAGCGACGTGCCCCACCAATGAAGATGAGCTGAACGCCCTGATGGTTACGGTAGAGAGCAAGGTGCCCGAATCGGTTCAGACGAAGGAAACCCCCGAAGTTCTCGATCTCGCCGCCGCCGCCGCCGCTCTTGCGGCCAAGAAGGCGCCGAAGGAAGAAGCCAAGAAG